TCTGCCATTAGAATATCCTCACTTTTCCACCACCTTTAAATTGTCTGACCAATCCGCCTTTTGCACCTTTAACAAGTTCTGGACCTCTCATCTCTTCGTTAAATATTGTCCATATTTCATAATCTTCCTCATTTAATGATTCGGGTCCAAACTCAGTTGCTCTACTTTTAATTTTACCAATTCTGCCTTTTCCTTCTCGTACCAAGGCATTAAGTTTTTTACTTTTGTATGGTCCATCTTCACTCATCAGTAATACTCCTTCTTCCTTGGATACCATTCATCTTCATCTTCTTCGCCATCAAGAGATATAAAACCTCCTTGACGAAAACGTATCAAAGCCATTGTCATGCTGTCAACATAATCATCATAGTCACCATGAGGAAATGCTGCACATTCTTCAATCACTTCCTCTGAGAAACTTTTCTCAGGTGCCCAAACCATACCTGCCTCAAACAATGGTGCAACCATGTGCATACGAGATACCTTATCACGACCTTTGCTCGGTGTATAGTTCAAAACTGGAATACCTGTCCTTCTTAATTCATCTGTCAACGGAGTACCAGTGGCTTTTGCCTCGACAATTACCATATCTGGCTCCCAGTAATTATACTCCTCCAACGCTGTCATCTTGAGTTCTGGAAAATTCCAACGCCCTCTTTGTGCATCTAACAATACAATATGATCGGCTCCACCTTCTTCTGGCTGAAATATCCCCCATGTTGTTATAGCTGAATAGTCAGCACTTTCTTTCTTACTGAACGCTGTATCATAACTTTGTATGATGTAACTTAAATCTGGAATATCTTTCTTCTCCCACATATTCCACCATTCTTTTTTAACAATCGCACCTTCTTCTGCTGTCGGGTTCTGTTGCCACTGTGCATTCCATTTAGCCAAGGGCAAAGATGCTTTGACCTTTAACAAATCATCTTTCTCCCAGAACTGCGGCCAAAGTGGCTTGTCAGAAGGCAGTATTGCCGGGAACTCTACAATCTCCCATTCATCAGACATAATGTCGGAGCCTTGTGCCTTGATCAGTCTACCCGTCAAATCCTTCAAACCCCATCTCGTCATCACAACAATTATCGCACCACCTGGCTGTAAACGCTGTCTAGGTCCAGAGGTGTACCACTCATATGCATTGTCAAATGCCATCTCGGACAGTGCATCTTGTTCCGAGTGCGGATCGTCAATAATAAATAAATCTGCACCACGACCCGTGACCGCTGCACCAACGCCTGCCGCAAAGTATTCACCACCCTCGCTCGTCTCCCAACGACCAGCTGCCTTACTGTCTGCTTTCAAATCAGTCTTCGGAAATACATCCTTGTAATGTGGATCATCGATCAAGTCCCTCACCTTACGACCAAACCTTACCGCCAGTTCCGTGTTGTGTGTTGCCTGGATAATTTTTAGTTTAGGGTTCCTTCCAAGAAACCATGCAGGCATGAGATAAGATGCCAGTTCAGACTTACTATGCCTTGGAGGCATATTAACAATCAGTCTTTTGAGTTCACCCTTCGCAATGCGTTCCAGCTTCTCCGCAATAATCTTATGATGCTTACCTTCAATAAAATTCTCATATACATGATGTGCAAACGCCATGAAATCTGATTTCGCTTTATCCCTAACAACCAGTCTAATTTCTGCCTGCTTGAGAGCCAAAATCTCTTTAAGGGTTTCCTCTGGAACTGTATCAAGATTCATCTTCTACGATTTTATACTCACCCTCAAATGCTTGAGGATATTGTTTCTTTAACTTGTCAAGCTTATTTAGTATCTCTTCTCTGGACATTGAATCCATGACATTGATCTGCTCCCTTCTGTCCGTGACCAATCCACCCAAGCTACTCCTTAACTTCTCGGCATTAATGGCAGCAGAAAACTGATTTGCATCCTCCGCACCACGGGATAAATCATGTAAACGCTTCATCTGCCCCAATACTGTGACACCATATTTACGCTCACGCTCCTCACGCAGTTCTTGAACATACTCAACAACATGCGGAAAGTCCCTTCCGTTCAACAGCACAGAAGCCTGCTTCCATGATACTTTTTCTGAGTAACCCGCTTTTCGTGCACATTCAGCATTACTGTAAATCCCCTCCACAAAATATTGGGCAAAGGACCGTTGTCTCTGGGTCAATGTCCTATCGTGCGATAGTTCTATGTCCGTGGCAATCTTTGATATGGATTTTGTCATCAGCCAAATATACTCGGTAAACCTGCTATGGGTCTTGGTATTTGATATGATCCTTGACCCATTCTTTGCCTTCCTCTAAGTCTGTCAAGTAAAAATTTTGGTAATCCGTCTGCAAATCCTAATCCTCCTGGTCTTGGCATAGGAAATGGGCGACCACCACCTATACCTGGAAATGGTCTTGGCATAGGAAATGGAGAGGGATCTTGAAAAGGATTTTGCGGTGGACCTAATGGACCTCCTGGTTCATATGGATCTGTTGGTGTCGGTGTCGGTGATGGAGTGGTTTTCATATCATCCATTCGCCTTTGTATTTCTTCATCTACATAAGAATTTATCTGACCTGGCATCTCATCAACAATCTGTTGCAAAGGACCTTGAATACCCTGTAACGGCATCAATATAGCTTCAAGTCCTTGAACAGGCTGTCCTAATGGATTCATGGGAGGATAATCTTGACCAGGTCGTACCATAAACATAGCTTAGTTACCCATAAGTATATCTGGCAGCGTAATAGCTGGTAGATTAAAATTTGTTGCAGGTGTATAATTTGGCTCTGGTCTTGTCATTGTGTCATAGGTTCGTGGTGTAATGTTATCTGGCTCTGTAGTATCGTCCGTTGGTACACAGACCTTGGACACTGGATCTAGACGATAGCCTTCTGGACATGGGTCAACGGGTTGCTGTTGTTGTGCCGCTAACATTGCTGCCATCTCTCGATCTTGATCCTTGCGTCTTGCTTCAAGTGCACCCTCAGAATCTTCCATTGTTTTTTGAGTATCAGCTAAATACTTTCTTACACCCTCATCTGTATCCATATCATAGTCTTGAAATTCAGCAATCCTTTTTACGATAGGGTTAATCCCATAAACTGTAGATGCGTCACCACCTAAAAGGTTGTCACCAAATTGTTCATAAGGATCTATGGCTCCTAAACCTTGTGGTTGACCAATACGAGCTAAAAAATTAATGTACTCTCCAGTATCTGGATCAAACATGTCTGGGTCCATAGCCTCGTAAGGATCTCCGCCTCCAGGACTGTATTCTGGATAACCTATCCCTGAAACAGGGTTAACACCTATACTCGGAATACCTAAAGGAGCAGTCCCTTGCATCATATCTAACTCTTGATCTCTAAAGTTTTGAGGTCTAGCAGGATCAAAAACTTGATTTGCAATGTCACGAATATTTGCCATAGCAGCAGGATTGTTATTTAGAGGTAAACTTCCTAACTGTTGAACATTTACCTGGGGACTAACAGCAGAAACATTACGCATAGCTCTGGCTGATGGTGGTCCAGAACCTCCCGTAGGGTCGGTTAATATATCTATGACCTCGTCTATTGGATCTTTTTTTGGACGTATGGTTGCATCTTTATCTGTTGTAGAGAAACTTCCACTGAATTTTGTCATAAGGACCTCCTACTACAACATAACCCAATGAAATTATATTTGCAAATTTTTTTGTGCCTTGGGACTCCTAGGGGCCTTTTTCTGAGATAGGGGGTACCCAATGAAATTACATGTAATTGTATCTATAAAACTTGGGAGGGAGGGCGGGCCGTGGGCAACGTCCCACTATTTTGGGGGGTGGGGGAGTGGGCAAAGAGTGGGCAACCCCTATTTAGTGGGCAAAGTTACACTATTTCCTGGGGTATAGTGGGCAAAGAGTGGGCAAAGTGCTGGTCAAAAATAAATGAGATATCACTTATTATTTACTTGCGTATACTTGTAGTTGTGTTAGGATACTTATATCAGACAATAACGTCTGGTATTAATCAACAGAGGAGATTTTAACAAATGGTTAAAATTATTTCAGATGAGCTGATCACTCAAATCAACGATCAACTAAAAGCATCAGTCAACGAGATGATCAAAAGAGAAATGAGAGAATATCTCGAAAACATCGACTGGTCACAAGAGATCGACTTTGGAGCGATAATTCAAGATGACCTCCAAAGTCTAGTCGTTGAGGAAATCAGAAATATGGATATAGTCCAAGAGTTCAGAGACGATATCGCTGAAGTCGTCAACGAAGAGATAGATGGTGCTTTATCTGAACTTATAGTTTCAAGAGGTTAAGAAAGGAGAGGAGGAAGGTTAATAGCCTTCCTCCATTTTTTATTATGGAAAATAAAATCTTAGAAATATTAAAGAAAGTTGAGAAAGTAAGTATAATTATTATTGCCGTTGGACTTGCAGTTTTAGTTATTGCTCAACTTATTATATTGGAGGTTATATAATGACTGATCCAATTACAAAAATGTTTGATGATTTATTTACAATCACAGAAACAAAAACAAGAGTAACGGCTACGCTGCTCCCTCCAAGAACAAAAGTTCTTAAAGGTATTGTTCTTGGAGTTGCTAGACAAAAAAATACTTTAAATGGAAATCCAAGGTATGTGCTTTATGTTAGTTCTAATGGAAGAACTATAGAATATAAAACAGAGCCAGACGGAGGATGGGTTTATGGTATTGATTTCTATAATCTTGCAGAAAAACAAATTGAGTATTATTCCAAGAATAAAGTAATAACTATTCTTGGAGTGGAGCATTTTTATGAGTAAAGCCGATTACACTTTTAATAAACCTAATGGAGAGGTTATCTCATGCTACGGAAACGTGGCATGGGATAGTAATTTTTTCGTCTGCTGCGTTAACGAATTTGACGATGGCTTTGCTTATATTGACACGGAAAAATATAATACTTGGAAAAAAATATGTGACTATCTTTTAAAGAATGAGGAAGGAGAGATAGTTCAGATAGAGAGTTGTTAGTCTCCTCTGGACTAATAGTAAGGGAGTATAGATATATATATCTATGCTCCTTTTTTTTATTTATTATTCATATATATTATTTTTTATAATATTACTATTACAACCTATTAAAATAAAAAATGAACCCCGTCCCGATTTTAAAAAAATCCCAACCCCCAACCCCAATTAAATAATATATGATATCATATATTATAACTTGTGCTTCCAGGATAAATGATATAGAATAATAATAACTATTAATTAATCAGAGGTTTAAAAAATGATACCAACTAAAGTATTTAATATGACATCAAATAAAGGGAATAAAATCCCTAATCAATTTCTAATTACAACTAGTGAAGGTTTTTACTTTCAGAGCTATCAATCAACTATAGCTTTTAGGGATAATAAAAACCAAGTTTATTTAGATTGTAATGATTGGGATTATTCAACAACAACTGGTAGGTATAGAAATCAATTTTTAAATGAAGGGATTTCTGAGACTAGAAGAAAAATAAAAGAAGGTATTTATATTTTAAAAGACTTAAATAAACCTTCTTGTAAGTTATAGGTTTATATTATGAAATATAAAGTGACATATGCAATTGATTATTTAGACAGTAATCCAACAACTAAAATATTTGACTTTCATCACGAAATGGAAGACTGGATT